GAGCAATGCTGTTCCGTTGCTAACGCAACACGTCCGTAAGGACATCCCAAGTAAATTTTGGTCTAGGTTTTACTAACCCATAGATCAGTTTTTGCTGACCAAGCTCGATCTTGAAGCTAGAAAATCTACGCTTCATGTCATATACATGACAATTAAGATCAGATGTAATTGTGCGAAGATATGCATCTTCCTCAGGAGCAACATCAGTATTACTGATGGTAAGCCACGAGAAGAATTTGTCATATTCATTGACACGACTATCATCTTGCTTGAATGAATCGGCAAGACACCTTACTTCATAACGCTGTAAATCAGCATTATATCTTCTCTGAAAGAAGACATGAGCACTAGAACAATCGTCAGTATAAAATATATACGAACGGGGTCTAGTACTAAAAGATAAGGGCTGACGTTGAATAACAATGTTTTCATCAAATTCGAAAATCTTGATGAACTTCGTTGCTAATTCTACGCCGTATCGCTCTGTAAATAAATTACAGAAAGCGACATACCGGTTTAAACTATATGACTTACACTTGATATATGAGATATCATGACCATGAAGATAGTCGCCACCACAGGATTCTCGAAAGAAACCCTTGTGTAACGTCTTATCATGGTTTATGATTAGCCCATAAGATTCAAGTGCATGTATAACATCCGCAACATGATTGTTGTCGACTATTATATCGTCGCCATAGACCCAGACTTTCGGAGTTACTGTTTTAGCAATTGACCAAAAAACCATAGCCTCTATAGGAAAGCATAAAGCTGATCCCATAGACGCATATTTGTTTAATGGTAAAACTGTTTTATCAGGTAATTCAACGCAAGCGGATCTTGTTGCTTGTAAAGCAACAAACCATTCAGAGGGTGCCAGTAGTCTCAAAAGAGACCACGACACCATATCTGATGCATCTTTTAAATCAATGGTCGCGTGTAAACGTGTCATTGATGATTCGTACGCTAGGCGTTGATTAACGCCTTGGTTAGTGAAATTTATAAAACCCTTAGCGGGTGAATAATTTTCAATGTAGTCATATAGTTTTACTTGTAACCCTTTTTGAATGAACATACGTTCATGGGGTTCCATGCAAATACTACGAGGACCACGACTATCCTTAGGTACGAAAGTAAGACGAGCATTAGGTTCGGCAGTAACTGTACTAAAAGTACTACACCAATTCTTGGCGTGTAATTCAGAGTTAAAGAAAAAGCGTGGGCCATACACCTTCATTAATGAAGGGATATGACGCCTTACGCTCCTCTTGTCTGGATTAGTTACTGAATCAGCTGTTGCGCCATTAGAATGATGAGGCCTGATATCCAATGGATTATCGGGAAATAGAGAACAGAAATTCTTTCGAACTTCTTGTAATCCGTACGGAAAATCACTTGTTTTCACAAGCTTATCCGTTTCTATATATTTTTCAGTAGCTTTCTTTAACTGATCATCAGTGAAAGGAACTTCGAATTTATAGAACATCATGCATAATTGACGAAGGTCACGCACATGAACAGGATTGTCTTTTAATGTACCGTCTTTATGAAAAACTTGAATAAAGTGCTCATAAAGAAACTGTGGTAACGCAGAATTGCGCTGTTTTTTAAACATACCACATGAAAGTACAAATTGGCCGGATAAACCTTTTTCAAGGTCTTTTCCTAAGCCAGGTAGGACAACTGTAAAAAATGCGCTCGATGTAGCCCGATTTTCAAAGGTCTCCATCGATCGTTTACTTGTGTTGAGGTGTAATGCTAATACGCGCCATAGGGCGGCATGTCTATTATAAGGCATATTTGTCCTTCTACAGGAACAATAATGTAACATCCATTTTTTCACTCAACACCGATTCTATGTTAGCAGAGTAACGTAATGTTACTATCGAACAAAGATGTCGATGGTATATCAAAACCAGGCATACTCAAACCGAATATGCTGGTGACGATTGCCACGGCTACATAGAACCACACTGCCGACATTGTGAACATTTAGTGCTCTTTATTTAGCACTTTAGCAAAATTACCGGCGTCAAGGATTTCCTTGAGTTGACCATAAATTTCTGCTAATGTTACTGCAATGTCTGTACGGCCTTCAGCTGGGTTATACTGCAACTTAAGTTGCACTCTAACACCTGACGCGATAGGTAGTGTTGAAGATGATATCACATTCTGTGTATCATCTATATAAACAACACTTGAAACCCTACCGTTCTTCTGTACATCGTGAGATACTGTCAAAACTCTTGGTTCATCCAAGGGTTGAGTAATATCATTACGTAACGAGCTAGTTGCTCGTGTAGATACAAGTGAGAAAGTCGAAGCTGGAGTGATGGTGATTAAATCTGGTGTTAACATTATATGTTCCTTAGCGTAGTAAGCTAAAGCTTACAAATGTTGGTCAGCAAGCTGACATTATCGTTTAAAGCCGAGTAAATAAGCGACTGAAGCCAGGTATGATGCCTGTCTCCATCCTTTATTCCATCCGGCACTATAGTCGTCCGGAGCACTCATCGCATCCATCATACCCTTATAAGATACAGGGTAACGTTGGTACTCACTAGTGTGAGTATTGCGAATGAAGGGCTCATGTGGTATCTTCAAGACATATGAGGTCGACGTTGTCTTCCTCATCTCGTAGATAGTCACTGCGTCTACCTTACTCTTGTAAGAGTAACCAGCCGCTACAAAATCGTAGCGAAACATGGTTGGTAGTGCCTCATCAAAGTCAGCGATAAAGTCTCCAACGCGGAGAAAATAATCGATGGCCCAAGAAAAAGGTACAGCTTCCCAAACACCCTCTAGGGGCTCAGCTAATCCAAGAGCATTATAATAGACATTACGTCTATCTGCATCTGAGATTATCTTAGGTTTAAAGTACAAATGTGCTTTACCGGATGTGGAAACACGCGCGGTGCCCCGACGATAAGCTTGATACCCTGTCCAATTAAGGCAGAGTGTCCAAGGATAGTTCAAAGAACTATCTGAGCTATCGAGAGATACATGCTTATCCCAGACGAGACCGCCTTTGGCGGCCTCATTCCAGGTATCAATGTATGACCCTAATTTGGTTATTATAGCATAAATTTGCTGTATATCACCAAATAAAGGAAGGACACCAAAGTTGATCGCAAGATTCTTCTCAGGTAAGTCGTCAAAGGTCTTTTTAAGAGCCCAAGTCGACTTCATGAAAGTCTTCTTTAGATCAGCCAGTTCAAGGATAGCAGTGTAAACATTAATACCGTTTACTTTTGAATCTTTGAACGAGGGTTGTAACTTCGTGAAACCATCTTTAAGTGAATTAACACTGATGGGTACACGAGTAGGATAGGTGAAATTTCCGTACTTATACATTAAGTCGGCACCAGTGATATAATTATTATAATTATAATTATATCTTTTATCCCACCACATAAAATAGAATGTATCATCATACGGGCCGACAACGTCGGACTTGATATTTGATACGGGGAGAAACACAAAAGGTTTCTTCCAATCTATTCTCTTAGCAGGTTTCGGTGGCTGCACTAATTTCCAATCAGTAATCGACTGCATAGCAGCGGCTACCCAATTGGTAGGTGCGGTTAAAATTTGATGAACAACAAGTTGTCCAGTCAAAACCTTAACAACATCGCAAGTGTGCGATCTCACATGAATGTGAGATCCAGTAGTACGATTTCGTAATACACGCATCGAAGATCCTTATAAGAGAGATTTGTGGTTATAACCGGGTTTAAAACCCGAACATGCTGCTTTCGCAGC